TGCACTGTTGAACACTGTGCTTCACTACTGGTCTGGCCGCTACCGTGTAGTCAACCCTTCCACTACTGGTCTGCCCGCTACCCACCCCCCACCGGCCCCCCGAGGGGCCACCCCGCCCCCCTGCTGCTTACGACGCACGCATAGCGCACGACCAAAAAATCAAGATGTGCGTATACACATACACACCTGTTGCGTAAAAACAACATTCGTTACCTCACACTGACGTAAAAATACTAAAAATCTGGGTAGAATGTGTGTATACACACCTTTTAAGGACCAAAAATGAAGCGCTGGAACCTGTTTTTGCCCCCCGAATTGATCGAAAACTACAAGAAATTGGCCGCTAAAAAGGGCGTTTCGTCGGCAGAAATGGCCCGAATTGCCATGGAAAAGTACCTGCAAGCCGTGGAACGGGCTCAGAAACAGGATGCGGAGGCTACAAATGCTGGTTGATGACACCCCCATGGACGACTCGCCGCTGGAATACCGCCCTAAAAACACCTCATTTCCCCAGATCAGCGATGAAATGGTGGCTTCGGTAGCCTTGGGGTTGGAAGACGAGCTCATTGTGGCTAGTCGCCATGGCATGTCCGTCGAGCAGTACCAAGAATTGGCCGCGCAACCGTGGTTTCAGCTCCAAGTTCAGGTTAAACGGTCTGAATACGAGAAAAACGGCGTCACGTTCAAAGCCAAGGCTGCATGGATGGCCGGGGAGTTGCTCGATCAGGTGTACGTCACTGCGGCGTCCCAAGATGCCAGCCTGAACCAGAAGCACGAAGTCCTCAAGACGCTCATCAAGGCCGCAGGTCTGGAGCCCAAGGAGGAAAAGCTCAAGGACACTGGGCCCGGGTTCACGATTAGCATCGACTTGGGCGGTGGCCAGTCCATATCCCTCAGTAACCAGCAGACGCTGTCACCCGTTACACTGGACGCAGAGGTCAAGGAGATCAAGTGAGCAACTACAAACCGACAGAGACCCAGCGAAACTTCATGCTCAATGAGGACTACGTGCGCGTGCTGGCTGGGCCAGTAGGTGGTGGCAAGTCAGTCACCTGCGTGCATGAGCTGGTTCGTCTGGCCTGTGGCCAGAAGCCGAACGCCAAGGGTATCCGCAGGACGCGGGCCATCATCGTGCGTAACACGGCTGACCAGCTGGCGCTGACGACACGGAAGACGGTGTTCGACTGGTTGCCGCCCGGTGAGGCTGGTATCTGGAAGGCTGTGGAGAAGACGTTCATCCTGATGGCCAAACTGCCAGATGGGACACAGGTCGAGTCGGAATGGATTTTTATTCCGCTGGATACCCCGGACGACGTGCGTAAGGCGCTGTCACTGGAGACCACGTTCCTGTGGGGCAACGAGAGCCGAGAGCTCAACAGCGAAGTTGTGGACGGCCTGCTGTCGCGTCTGAACCGATATCCGTCGGCCAAGGACGGTGGGCCCACCCGGTCGTGTGCGCTGTTCGATACCAACATGCCAGACGAAGATACGTGGTGGCACGACAAGATGGAGAACCCGCCGAGCAACTGGGCCATCCACAAGCAGCCTGCAGCGATCCTCAAGCCGGACGTGTACCTTGAGCGGTTTGGCGAAGAGCCAGACGAGGTGCTGCTGGACAAAGATGAGAACGAGTGGGCGGTCAACCCTGAGTGCGACAACTACAACCACCTGCCCAAGCAGTACTACCCCAACATCATCCCGGGTAAGACTGAGGACTGGTTGCGGGTGTACCTGCGCTCGGAGTATGGCCGCTCGCTGTCCGGCACGCCGGTGTACGAGAAGACGTTCACGCATGAGTTCCATGTGTCCAAGGACAAAATCAAGCCGATCCGCAGCGAGGACTACCCGGTCATCATCGGTCTGGACTTTGGGCGCACACCGGCAGCTGTGTTCAAGCAGCGCGACCCACGCGGGCGCGTAGTGACTCTGGCTGAGCTGACGTCGGAGAACATGGGCATCGAGACCTTTCTGCGGACAAAGCTGAACCCGTTCATTGCGAACAACATGCAGGGATGCTCGTTCGTAGTAGCACCCGACCCGGCTGGATACGCCAAGCAGCAACAGGGTGAGATGTCGTTGGTGGATGTCGTGAAAAACGCCGGGTTTAAATGTCAGCGACCACCAACAAACGATCCGGAGAAAAGGATTCAAGCAGTCGAGCGCTTGCTTGTACAACAGTTGGAAGGTAAGGCGATGTACCTAGTTGACCCCGGGTGTACCCAGCTCATCAAGGGTTTTCGGTACGGCTACCGGTACAAAATCAAAAAGAACGGCGAGATGGAAGATAAGCCTGACAAGAACCAGTTCTCCCACGTCCACGACGCCAACCAGTATGCTGATGCTATTGTCGACATGAACATCCGGGGGGCTTCGTTGCAGACCGGTAAACGTGAGATAAAGAAGTCTGGCTATTCATACTCTTGACCGCCCACCCTCTAGGGGTACAATCTCGGTAACTACCGGAGACAGCTATGTCTTTTTTCTACCCATCTATTACGTCTGAAGACAGCAACGAGCCGTTTGAGCTTCAGGTCTCACGTAATCAAATTGCTGGTCACAAGCACCTGTTTAAGTTTGGGCTCAATTCGGATATAAACGGATCATTGGAGACTGTATGGTCTCAAAGCGTTCCATACGTATACCCTACGGCAGCGACCGTAATGAAAGTCTCCAGCACCAGCGCTTCGGATACAGCAGACGGCACGGGTGCGCGTACGGTATACGTTAGTGGGCTTGACGCAAACTACAACGAGATTGATGAGACGGTTACTCTGACTGGGCAGACTGCGGTAAATACGACCAATCTGTTTTTGCGCGTGTTCCGCGCTTATGTTGTGACTGCTGGTTCTGGAGGCACAGCCGTAGGCGATATTTACATTGGCGTAGGCACGGTCACAGCCGGGGTTCCGGCCACTGTGTACGCTAAGATAGACATCGGTGAAAACCAGACAAATATGGCGATATGGACAGTCCCTGCTAACTACACGCTGTACCTGCACAGGGGCACATTCTCTGCGGCGTCAAATAATGCAGCGCAGTTTGTGTTGGGTAAATTTATGGTAAGGCCGTTCGGAAGCGTTTTTCGTAATGCAGCGGACATCACGGTTAACAGTAATGTCTTTGGCTACGACTTTGAGATTCCTCTGGCTATACCAGAAAAAACAGACATCGAAGCCCGTGCTATTGCCTTGGCTGGCACAAATTTTTACGTCACAGCTTCGTTTGAGGGCATCTACATAGCCGGTGCTGCGGCCCCCGGCCCCGGCATCCCAAGGATTTAAATATGGCAACAGGCATCGCACTCATCCCCGTCGCTCGCAGTTCAGACCTTGAGCGCGAGTCTCAGAAACGCAACACAGACATGCAGGCCACGCCTGTGATTCAGGGCTTGGCCGCTCACGCACGCAAACGCTGGGAGTCTTCACGCGAAGCCAAACGGACCATTGAGGAGCGCATGCTGCAGTGTTTGCGTCAGCGCAACGGCGAGTACGACCCTGACAAGCTGGCGGATATTAAGCGCCAAGGCGGCTCGGAGATTTACATCCAGTTGACATCGGTGAAGTGCCGTGCTGCCACGAGCTGGTTGCGTGATACCTTGCTGGGCGTGGGTTCTGACAAGCCGTGGAGTATTGAGGCGACACCTGAGCCCACTCTGCCACCTGAGATGATCCAAGAGTTGATGGCCAGCATGCAGCAGCAGCTGCAGGCCACGATGGAGCAGGGCATGGCCATGCCAGACCCGACGCAGTTGCGCGAGACCGCAGCCCAGATGAAAGACGCAGCGATGCGCCGCCTGCGTGAAGAGGCCAACGAGCGCGTTGACCGCATGGAACTCAAGATGGAAGACCAGCTCATCGAGGGTGGCTGGACCGACGCGCTCAACGCGTTCTTGGACGACGTGGTGACATTCCCCTACGCCGTGATGAAGGGGCCGATCAAGCGCAAGCGCAAGACCATGGCTTGGCAGAACGGCGAGCTGGTTCCGTCTGAGGAAATCCGCAACGAGTGGGAGCGTGTTGATCCGTTCATGTTCTACTGGGCACCATGGTGTTCTGACGTGCAGGACGGCTTCATCGTTGAGCGCCACCGCATGACACGCGAAGACCTGCAGGCCCTGATGGGCGTGCCCGGGTACAACGACGACGCGATCCGCGCCGTGCTCAACAGCTTCGACTCTGGCAACTTGAACGAGTGGCTGTGGACTGACAGCGCCCAAGCTACGGCTGAGGGCAAGGACACTACGCAGACCATCTTCACGACAGACCTGATCGACGCCCTGCAGATGTGGGATAGCGTCAAGGGCAGCGACCTGCTGACTTGGGGCCTGTCGAAGAAAGAGATTCCTGACCCAGACCTGAACTACCCATGCGAAGTGTGGCTGGTCGGCTCCACAGTGATCCGCGCTGTGCTGAACTACGACCCGCTGGGCCGCAAGCCGTACTACGTGACGTCGTACGAAAAAGTCCCCGGCGCTGTGGCTGGCAAGGGCGTAACTGACCTGTGCCGCGACTCCCAGAACATGGTGAACGCCGCTGCCCGCAGCTTGGCCAACAACATGGGCATCAGCTCTGGTCCGCAGGTGGGTGTTAACGTGTCACGCCTGCCACCGGGTGAAGACATCACTGAGATGTACCCTTGGAAAATCTGGCAGTTCCAGAGCTCGGAGTTCAACGACGGCTCGCAGCCTCTGACATTCTTCCAGCCTAACAGCAACGCTCAGGAACTCATGGCCGTGTTTGAGAAGTTCTCTGCCCGTGCGGACGAGGACACCATGATCCCGCGTTACATGACTGGCGACCCCGCTGGTGGCGCTGGCCGTACGTCGTCTGGCTTGTCCATGCTGATCTCCAATGCTGGCAAGGGCATCAAACAGGTCATCAGCAACATCGACCGCAACGTGATTGTGCCGTCCATTGAGCGCCTGTACCAAGACAACTTGCGCTACAGCAAAGACGCAGACCTCATCGGCGATGTCAAGACTGTGGCCAAAGGCGCGACCAGTTTGGTGGTCAAGGAGTCGGAAGCCGTTCGTCGCAACGAGTTCCTGCAGATCGTGCTCAACAGCCCGGTGGCCCAGCAGATCGTGGGTATGGACGGTGCGGCGGAGCTCCTGCGCGAGCAGGCCCGCAACCTGAGCGGTAACGTGAACCGTATCGTTCCAGACCGCCCAACGCTGACAGCCATGCAGACTCTGCAGCAGCAAAACGCGCAGCTCCAAGAGCAGCTGGCCATGATTGCAGGCGAACTTCAAGGCGGCGCACCGGGTGCTCCCGGGGCTATGCAGGGCCCAGCGCCGAAGAATATGCTGCCTGACGGTAGCCAAGTTGGGGGCCGTGAAGGAAATATGATTTCAGCACGCCCCAATGGTGTTTGACTTTTTGTGAATTTGTTGTATAGAATCCACACATGAAGATTTTTGTAGGCCAAAAGCCTGACCGACAGCACATGCAAGCGTTAATCCGCTGCAAGCTGCAAGAAAACGAAGCGCTACTGGCGCTGTTCCGAGCCAAGCTAGATGAGACCAAGGTCTCGTTGATGCAGGCAGAAGAACCGCACCGACTGTACCGCCTCCAAGGTCAGGCTCAGGTCTTATCAGATTTCCTCGAAGCGGTTGAAAAATCGTCAGAGGTTTTCGAGCGGATCAAATGATCCGATTTTTGTAGTCCCGAGCAAACCATTATGTGAACGGCAGACCGCAGTAGGAGCCTGAAACAGAGTTGGAGCCCAAGGAGAATTGAATGGCATTGCCAAAACAAGTAGAAGCTCAGTTACGTGAACTGGAAGCACTGGAAAAGCAGCTGACCGACGCGCAGAACCCTGCCCCCGCAGACCCTGCGCCAACTTTAGCAGAGCCTCCCCAAGACCCACAGCCCGCGCCCGCAGAGCCAAAACCTGTTGAGCCAACGCCGACACCGACCGAGCCAGTAGTCGCGGAAGAGACATGGCAGCAGAAGTACAAAACCCTCAAGGGCATGTATGACGCTGAAGTGCCTCGCTTGCATGCAGACTTGCGTGAGCTCAAGGCCCAAGTGGATAGCCTCCGCAAAGCCTCTGAGACCAAGCCAGTTGAGCCTGCTAAGCCTAAAGCTGCGGAGAAGTTGGTGACTGATGCTGATGTTGAAGCATTTGGTTCGGACTTGATTGAAGTCCAGCGCAAAGTTGCCCGCGAAGTGGCAGCAGAGTTTCGTGGTGAGCTAGACGCCATGCGTGCCGAGAACGATAAGCTGCGCGAGCAGTTGACCAGTACCGGTACACAAGTGTCCGAAGCCAGTTTTGAGCAGCGCCTGTACCGTATGGTGCCGGACTTTGAAGCGGTCAATGCTGATCCCAAGTGGATTGCTTGGCTGAACGAAGTTGACCCGCTGCTCCGAGCCCCACGTTCATCTGTTGCACAACAAGCGTTCAACCGAGGCGACGCTGAAGGAGTAGCACACTACGTGGCGTTGTTCAAACAGAACAGCAAACCTGTAGAGCCCGCTGCCGACAGAACCGAAGAGCTTGAGCGTCAACTTCAGCCGAATCGTGGTGCCACGAGCGCCCCACCTACCTCTCAAAAAGGTAAGGTCTACACCAACGCGGACATCGAAAAAATGTTCCGTAAGGCAGCAGACTTGGGGACCAAAGGGCAAACCGATGCGGCAAAGAAACTTGAAGCTGAAATTGATGCTGCGTTCATGGAAGGTCGCGTAACCGCGTGACCAGTGACACAGTGTTGAAACCCAACCTGTAATTTTTAGGAGGCCATCATGGCTGCTGTATATCCCGTCCAATCGCCGTTTAACACGAACCCCTCGTACTCCGGCGCTTTCATCCCCACCCTGTGGTCCGGCAAATTGCTGGCCAAGTTCTACCAGAACACCATGTTGTCTGAAGTCGCTAACACCGACTACGAAGGCGAGTTGAAGAACCAAGGCGATACCATCCGTATCCGTTTGGCTCCTTCGATCAGCATCTCTGACTACACTGTTGGCCAGAACCTGTCGTACGAAGTCCCCACTCCTATCTTCCAAGATATGCAAGTGACCAAGGGCAAGTACTTTGGCGTGCAAGTCAATGATGTGTTGGCTTATCAGTCCGACATGAATTTGATGAACATGTTCACCGAAGATGCCGCCAAGCAGTTGAAGATTTCGATTGAAAACGAAGTGTTCTTCAACTGCATGGTCACTGAAGGCCCTGCCGCTGCCAACGAAGGCGCTACTGCTGGTGCTATTTCTGCTGCCTACAACTTGGGCACAGACGTAACTCCTATCGACCAAGCCACTCCTGAGAACGTGCTCAAGGGTATCCTGCGCATGTCTACAGTGCTGGACGAGCAGAACGTGCCTGAAGATGGCCGTTGGTTGATTATCAGCCCCTTCGATCGTCATCTGTTGATGCAATCTAACATCGCTCAAGCCTACTTCACTGGCGACGCTCAGTCGACCATCCGTAGCGGCAAGATTGGTATGCTGGACCGCTTCACTGTGTACGTTTCCAACTTGCTGCCTCGCGGCGAAGCTGGTAAGGCACTGGTTGCTGGTTTGAGCGCTACCTCCACTGGTGGTGCTGTGGCTAGCGCTAAAGCCCGTCGTTTGATGGTCGCTGGTACTAAGGCAGCAATGTCTTTCGCCATGACCGTGAACAAGACTGAGCCTCTGCGTAACCAGACTGACTTTGGCGATATCGTCCGTGGTTTGGCTGTGTACGGTCGCAAGACTGTCAAGCCAGAAGCCTTGGTGACTGCCCTTGTCGGCTCCGCCAGCTGATGAACTGGGGGCTTCGGCCCCCGTTTTTCTTTTTCCCTTTTGGAGATCAATATGTCTACTCAATTTTCTCGCAGCATCGGCGGTTACGCTACGGCTACCGCTGGTACAACTCAGACTCAGGCTGGCGCTACCGCGCTGACTGGTGCTGTTAATTTTGTCACGACCGGCACTGCCGCTGATGGCGTTGTGTTGCCTGCTGAGCGTCCTGTCGGCGATGTGGTCTACATCGTTAACAGCTCTGCTGCTTCACTAAACGTGTACCCAGCAACTGGCGGCAAAATCAACAACGGTTCTGCCAACGCAGCCAAAGCCTTGGCCGCTAACATGTCTGGTGCTTACATCAGCTTGGGCAGTGAAAACTGGGGCGCTGTTCTCAGCGCCTAATCAGTGGCACAATAAAGGGGCTCTTCGGGGCCCCTTTTTACATTTTGGAGTTAAGAATGAACGCACTTGAGCTTATGTCCCGCCTTGGCGGCGAAACCCTGAACAATAAGATTCGCGCCAGCATCGACGGCAAAATTGTTATTTTGGCCCGTATGATTGGCACCGAATGGGAATACACCCCCGAAGGCCAAGAGTTGGCTAACGCACACTCCAACGCCGCTGCGGATGAAGCCAAGGCTCCCCGTACCCGCAAGCCAAAAGATATACCAGCTGAGCCCGTTGCGGTAGAATTGGCCGATGTAGAGCCTGAACTGTGAGGTAGACCATGGCCACCGTGAAAGTTGTTGACCTGATATCTCGGGCACGAACACTTCTCCAAGACACCACGTCTGTGCGGTGGGCATTGTCTGAACTGCAGCTGTGGCTGAACGACAGCTACCGCGAAACGCTGAATGCTCGCCCAGACTCGAACACGCTAACGGGCACATTTACCTGCGCGGCTGGCCCGCGTCAAGTGCTTACCACGGGCTTTGCCAACGCAACCCGCCTTATAGCTGTTGTCCGCAACATGGCCGCTACATCGAATAAATACGCCGTGCATCTGATTGATCGCCGTGTTTTGGACGGCCAGCGCCGTGGCTGGTACACAGAAACATCTAGCGTTAGCGTCGAGCAGTATATGTTTGACGCCCGCCAGCCCAAAGAGTTCATGGTGTACCCACCGGCTACCACGCTGGCTCAGCTTGAAGTGCTCTACGCGCAAGTGCCTACACCCCACACTCTGACGGACGAGCAGTTGGCCAACTCTGCTACGGCTGAGGTAATCCGCATTGACGATACCTTTGCCAACGCCATGCTTGACTACATGCTGTACAGGGCGTACACCAAGGACTCAGAGCAGCAGGGCAACGCTGCTCGCGCTGTAGCCCACTTCCAAGCCTTCCAGAGCTCTCTGGGCGTGTCTGCACAGGTTAACGCTGCGTCGCAGCCGGGGGTTGCATAATGGCCAAACTTTGGACTGCGTTCCACCCACTGATTACGCCGCATCTGTCTGGTTGCCCAGTGGCATCAATCAATTTATATCTGGCTTCGACTGCGGCTGATTTCTTCGCCCGCACGTACTTGTGGCGAGAGCAGATTGGTGCTGTGTACATTGCTCCAAACCAAGTTGACTACGACCTTGACCCAGATACTGGTCTTGTAGAAGACGTCATTTCTGTGGTGTATGGCGAGCACACGCTCACACGTACCGACCTGCGCCTCATAGGTACTGAAAAGCTGTCCGAGACCGGCGAACCACGCGAGTTCTGGGTTCAGGCCGACAACAGCATCCGTATTTTCCCAACGCCAGAGGAGCGCACCACACTCAAGGTGTACGCTGTGCTCAAGCCCAACCGGTCTGGCACTGGCGTCGAGGACTGGATTTATGAGACGTTTGCTGACACCATCGTCAGCGGCACGATTGCTCAGCTAGCCATGATCCCCGGCAAGGAATGGTCCGATGTGGCTCTGGCTGGCATGCACAAGGGCTTGTTTGAACGGGCTATTACCAACGCCCGCGTTCGTGACTTTCGTGGCGTTAATCTAATGGTGCGCCAACGTCCGGCAGCTTGAGGAAGAATCATGACTGAAAAAATCAAACTGGTCCAAGGCGACACACGCCCACAACTGCAATGCACGTTGACGGATGAAATCACTGGCGCAGTGATCGACATCACGGGCGCTACTTGCGTCATGAAGTTCCGCGCCGCTGGCGTGACCACGCTTCTGGATACGCTCTCAGGCACAGTGACAAACGGCGCTGGCGGCATCGTGGTGTTTCAGTGGAATTCGACTACGCTAGCAGTCCCTGCGGGTGACTACGAAGGCGAGATCGAAGTGACTTTCCCCTCTGGCGGCGGTATCCAGACTGTGTATGACCTGCTGAAGTTCAAGCTGCGCGAGGACTTCTGATGAAAGCCGTAACCAGTTACATAAAACTGCAAGTTGACGCGGCGTATGAAAAGCTACAAGCGCTGGCTAGCTACCAGCTTTTGTCGACTGAGTTTCAGTACGTGCTCCTCAAAGCAGTTGCGGTTACTGGTAAGTTCGTAGAGTTTATAAACGTCGACGACACGCTTACAGAGGTCGATGCTACTACGCTAGCTGTTACCAAACAGCTTAGCGACATGACTGCTATGGCTGAGCAAATTAGTCTTGGCGTCAACAAATCTTTTCAAGATATACACACGCTAGCTGACCTCTTCAGTGCTGTTGTAGCGTTTGACAGAGCCTTTACTGACGCAGTCAGTTTCAGCGATGCGGCTACCCGTAGCGTCAGCAAAGTCCTGATCGACAGTGTGGCGGAGACCGATGCTGCGTCTCTTGCTGTTACAAAGCTGCTTGCTGATGTACTGGCAATGTCTGACTCGGTAGTTGGAATTAACTTTTCAGACACCGCAGATGATGCACTGGCCATTGATGACCTTGGCATAGACGACGACCCCGCTTGGGAACTCGGCAAAGTTTTAGCAGACACAACATCGACAAGCGACTCCGGCTTGTTGATAATGCAAGACTACTGCGACATCACTTATTTTGCAGAAGACTACGTGGGGTTCTCCCGCTCATTTTAAGGAAAAACCATGAACTTGAACGAACTTTTCAAATTGACCGGCAAGGTCCACGTCACTCTTACAAACGAGCGCGGCGAGGTGATTGAGCAGCGTGCTACCAATCTGGTAGTAACAACTGGCAAGAACTTCACAGCTTCCCGCATGGTCGGTACGACTTCTGGCGTGATGAGCCACATGGCTATCGGCGCTGGCACTACAGCTGCCGCTGCGAGTGATACTGCTTTGGGTAGCGAGCTAGGCCGAGTAGCGCTTACTGCAAGCACTTCTACAAACAATGTTGTGACCTACACTGCTACGTTTGGCGTTGGTGTTGGTACGGGTGCCGTCACTGAAGCCGGTATCTTGAACGCTTCTTCTGCCGGGACAATGCTTTGCCGAGTTGTTTTTGATGTAGTGAACAAAGGCGCAAACGATACAATGGCTATTACGTGGACAGTCACAGTCGGTTGATGTGTTTTCGGCGTGGTAAGCGCAAGGAGTTTATTGTATGAGCACTATTGTTACCCGCGCCGGTAAGGGTTCGCCGTTGACCAACACTGAGGTTGACGCTAACTTTACCAACCTTAACACGGATAAAATTCAGGTTATAGGCACGCCTACACCGGGTCAAGCTGTAACGTGGAACGGCACTGCGTGGGTTCCATCGACAATCACTGCCAGTAATGGTGCTGGTAATTCATACGCTTGGTTTCTCGTTTAAGAGGTAAATATGTCAACACTAGTTCTTGATGCAACCACAAAGACCATTCAGGTGGCTATGTCTGGTGCGGCTGCAACCGCAAACCCAGA